TAATTATATTTTATAATGGGAAGTCTAAAAAGGTATGACTTTCTGACACAAGAAGAATGTGATACGATTGTTAACAAGATCCTTTCTCTAGAAGATACAGTTAAAAGACTTGGTCCCGATATGTATCCAGGCACTTCCGAAGATTCCCTAACGGGGCGATATAAATATTTTAATTTTCTTAACGTCCCTGAGATTAATACTATTCTCGAACCCAAGTTGAAAAAATTATTTGGTCCATGTGTTCTTCAATGTTGGGCAAATATTCTTAGACAAGGTGAAGGTATTGAATTTCATCGTCATGCCATTACTGATGACCCTGCGTATATCGAACGTCACGCGGTAACTGGAAATATATTTGTATACGGAGATCCAACTACTGGAACGAATTACAATTTTCCAGAGATGGGTCCACTCCATGTAAAATATGATAACAAAGTGGGTGAGTTGTCACTTTTTACACCTACTTTGTATCATGGAGTTACCAAAAATATAACTGGTGATATGAGAATATCAATGGCTATTGATGTTCACAAGGACCTCACCGAAGATATGATAAATTCCCTAATGGCCTCTAAAAGCAGAACCTTTTTTTACATAAGATAGTTAGGACTTAGAATTATTTATTAATACTACTGCAGGTGCTGAACCCTTTGGTGGTTTCTTACAGAATATCTTACACTCACAACAATCCCTTACAGACACGATTTGCTTTTTAGTCGCGTAACATCGTGTCGGTAACATAATATCTTTGGAAAGGTACCTAACTATCTGGTCAATGAGTATCATAACTTTACCAAAGATATTCCATAGCTCAATTCATCCACAACTGGGTCATTCTTGTAGTCAATTTTGTAATACACCTTTTTGATTCCACTACTCGCCAGAGCCTTGTAGCAGTTGAGACACGGATAATGTGTCACGTATGCCACACAATCATCAATGGAGGCACCCCGTTTCGCTGCATCCGTGATTGCGTTAATCTCCGCATGGATCGTCGCTTGTTCGTGTCCATCCCTTACAATGGACTTGTGGTCGGTACCTGCGAGGAACCCATTGTAGCCCATACTGATGAGGCGGTTGTTCTTCACGAGGACACACCCCACCTTTAACCGCTCACACGGAGACCGGACGGACGCGAGATCTGCGACGTTTATAAAGTATTCATCCCATGTAATGCGATCAGTCATATTGAACACCTAAGTAAATGTACTATTCATCATATTTTTAAGTTTACAAACATGTCCACCACACACAACAAAAAGGAGTTTCTTTGTGAAGTCGCAGGTGGCATCGAGGTCTTCATGAACTGTACATATTTATCTGATGAGATTCACGCCGGTCAAGATGAAGATATTGAGGTATACATCAAGAACAACATCCTCGAAGGACCATCATTTTCCACAGAAAAGTTTTGCAAAGCCATGCAGACCATCGATGACAAGACCCTCCGGGATCTACTCTATTATTTTGAGGATAGAGACATGAGCATGGTCGAAGCCTACAACGAGAGCTGTCTGGGATTGGATGACCTCCCCCAAGAACTCACGGACATTGCAGAAGCTATACTTGACCAAGATATCGTCACCTTTACAGACTTCCTAGAATATTAGATTGTAATGAAACCTAAGTAAATGCAGTATCTTCAAATTTTCAAGAAAAAATGACGACTCTCACCGATTTCGAACACAAGCTCGATACTCTCATCAAGACGTACCCGGATGGGGTGCCTCGTGATGAAATGAATGAATTTTTTGAATACACGATTGAAAACAAGGATGTCCTTCTTTACGGGGTGAGTGATGAACTACTCTATGCCGTATGTGATAAAGCCTATGATGACAAACGTTTTCATACATATGGTGAAACCATTAGTGGTCTCATCGAAGAGTTTAGGGAAGCGAATCCGAGTCCGGCTGCCACCGCGAACAAACAGTTCGAAATGAATAATTCGGTGAGGGAGAATGCTGTATCTTGGGCTGAAAAGGCCGCAGCTCACGATCAGAGGAAGTATCTAGTATCTAACACACGAATCATGGATATGATGAAAGATATGATGGAACATTCGGACAAGATGGCGAGTGAAACCGAGAAAAATCAACCCATTGTGGGTAAAATCTTCGCACTCAAGTTTGCACCCGAGCCAGTGAAGATGCGTATGTGTAGTATGTTTTAATCAATGTAAATCTTTAACAACATCTCCTCCTCCATTTAGCCTCTAATTCTGGAAACAATTCCTCTAGGGTTTTGAAATATGTATCAATATATCGCTTTTCTTCCTCTTCTTCCTCAGTCAATTTAAGACGGTCTGGGAACATACCCAACTTTATCGTCTTAAAATGATCCAGTCTTTTATTGAAATTCTCAAAAACACGAAACGATAGTAAGGTTTCGTCTTTTATGTTTAAAACACGTATTTCTTCGTGTATTCGGTCTAGGTGAACCATCTTGTATTTAACGTAGATCTTTATCAGCAGTATAGTACGTCTTCCCCTTAGTGGCAAAACTATGCACCCTCGCGTACCCCCACGCTTGTGGAGAGGCTCCCGGACGATGCCCGGTTCTCCACGCAGCGAGCCCCCTGTTGTAAATGGTCTTCACAGTCTTTAAAGGAATGCCAGTAGCCTTAGCAATATCTGGCAACGACTTGACATCTGAGCCGTACCTTTTCCTGAACTTTTGGGTGTAGGAGGAAGTCTTCGTCTTTCGTCCTTCGTCTGTTCTAAACTTGGTGTAATCTTTTTTGAGCATCTTCTTGTAACGAGTTTCAACCTCCTTGAGAGTCCCAAGCCCCCTGAAGTATTTGAGGGGTGCATAGATTTGACCTTCTGTTCTACGCAGTTGCCCAACTTTTCGAGCAATTTGAGCATCGGTGAGAGGCATCTTACCTTTTACTTAGAAAATCTTACTACCGCATATGATAGTAATAAAACATATGAAACGAAAATAATATCATTCAATGACCAGGTATAACCCGTGTCGAAATCACCAACAATATATTTTGTCATTAAAAGAGCTATAAGTGGTATGACATATTCCTTTCTAAAATTTGAACGGTTCTGGATATTTGTTAGGATATAAGATAATGACACAGTAAGAGCTGTAGAATTGACAAATCTGTTCATCTTACTTTTTACTTGAGATATTTTATAGCCGAAGCGATATTGGGATAGATGCATTTTCCGAACCTGACACGACCTGTCCTAGGATTGTAGTACCCCCTGTGGCCATTGAAGATACATTTGTGAAGTTCACCCATATAAAAAATACAATATTATAATAATTAGTTGAGATGGGAGTTTCGATTATTATGGGGAATATGTTTTCCGGTAAAACATCCGAACTTATCCGTCGACTTAAGCGTCTAAAAGTCATTGGTAAGGAAGTCATGATTGTCAACTCAGCGAAAGATACCAGGTCACCTGAAGAAGTTTTGAAAACGCATGACAATGTTAAGTTTAATTGCCACAAAGTGTATGACCTATTTGATATCATCGATACGGATGAATTTGAACGGGCTGATATCATAGCCATAGATGAAGCACAATTCTTTCCCAGACTCAAAAAATTCATAGAAATGTGTTTATACCTAGAAAAATCGATTATTATCGCAGGTCTTGATGGAGACTGTTTTCAAAGAAAGTTTGGTGAACTCATCGACTGTATCCCTCTCGCAAGTGACGTAACTAAACTTTCAGCACTGTGTATGCATTGTAAAGATGGAACACCGGGTCCCTTTACCAAGAGGATTGTCAACGACAAAACCCTAGAACTTATCGGTGGGAGTGATATGTATGAAGCAGTGTGTCTCAATCACCTGTGAATATCCAAGATGAGTACAACCCTTCGACCGTCCCCGGTTTTCGCCAGTTCATGATATCTCGCGTGGTCAAAGAGGATATCTTCACCCTCTTTGTGTACGTGTTTACCATTCTCAGTGTACAGGTTACAATCCCCATCACCGTGTATAGTCAACTGGTATCGTAGGAGTTCATTTGATTCAGCACGATGTGGATGTAAGACCATGGGACCCTCTATGACAGCAAATGAAGCACCCTCTCTATATATACATGGTATTTGACGAATGAGACTATTTAGGAGTGGAAATTGTTCAGCTTTATAAAAATAGTACCCATCATTCTTTTCAAACCACGGATTAGCATCGTGGTACCACGTCTTTTCTAGAGTCGGTGAAACCTTTTCAAACTCTTCACGTAATTTGGGATAATGGAGTTTTAATAGAAGAAGACCTGGATAATTCTTTACATCATACTCTGGTAGACATTTAACAATTTCCCTAAATGTATTTTGTATACCAAGGAGTGGTCGATGTAGATTTGAAAAATAGAGGTGGTCTATAGGTGGTTTTACATAATCATACAGGACCATCAGTATGGGCACAAACACAAACCGCCACATTATTTTCTCAGTAGATAATAAAAATGCCCGGATACCCCAAGTCCATGTATGCCGAGCCCAAGCCCACTGAGGAGGTTGCGACCACCGAGTCTCGCTTCTCCATGCCCGCTCTCCCCCAGCTTACCATCGTCCAGATGGTGCTCGTCGGTCTCATTGCGGCCTATGCCTTCACCGCGCGTAAGATGAACGGTGTCGTCGTTGCCAGCCTTGCGCTGACCGTTGGCCTCCTCCACATGTATGACCACATGTACCGTGTCCAGCGTGGCCCCGAAAAGCTCTTCTTCCTCGGCAAGACTGAGATGATGGGTCATAAGAAGGAGCACTACAGCTGCTGCGGTAAGTAAAAATCTTAGTAAAATATAAGTATGCGCGTCAAAATTATTCGTAGCCCTAACCCTAAAAAGAAGTTCAGGGCTGTCTTAGAAGACGGCAGGACTGTTGACTTTGGTGCCAGTGGATATTCCGACTACACCAAACACAAGAATCCTTCACGTATGCGTTCCTATGTGTTGCGTCATGGGGGTCATGTACCCAGACAAACCATAGAAGAACGAGATCCCAAGAAGATCCAAACAAAAATGTTAAATGTCGATCGAAGCGACAAAGAGAATTGGAAGATGAGCGGTATCAGCGGGGCCGGTTTTTGGTCCCGTTGGTACCTCTGGAGTTTTCCTACGTTTCAGGGTGTTGAGAAATTCATGAAGAAACGTTTTGGGATTAATTTTGTATGATTAATGTAATATGGCTGAGATAGCCTTAATGGTTTGTGCCATGTCATCCCTACTCGGTTCAGTTGGGGGTGGATTTTACATGTTCAAACAAGAACAGGATAGGAAAAGAATAAAAGATATTGAAGACAATGTTGGAAATGCAGCTGCTCTTACGGTTTATCCAGAGTGTGATTATAAAGGTGAACCAATTGTGACTTTCGATATCGTACCAGATGAAGAATTCGGTAGTATGACTATGAATGGGTTCGGTGATTCCCCAGGTAAATCATTCATATTACCCCCGGGAATCAAAATGGATAGATATACAAAAACTGAACTAGAAGGTGTTAAGTTACCACATAAAGGACCATCGTATGCTCGATGTACTGATATAAAATCTTTATATGCTGAAAGTGGTACCCCTCCTACTTAAGCCGCCATTCCCTTCTTTTTGAGGACGTTTTTCAGTTCAGCCATAAGTTTAGCGCGTCGAGCGTTTACGACTGGTCGCCGTTGGGGTGGAGGAGGAGGTGGTGGAGGGGGAGGAATACCCGCACGAACCACGGTTGGAGCAACTATAGTTTGACACACTCTGATAACTCTCTGTGCATTTTTCACACTGTTATCAAAGTTCATCCTAATTTTGGTGCGAAGTTCCCTTGCTGTGAGCTTCACACGTTTACCCTTGACAGTTTTGGTGACCCGAAGACCTTGCTTCTTGGCCTTGTTTTTTAATTCAAGATACTGCATCTACTATTGGTTGAGATTATTAAATCAATATAGAATCAGATCAAGAAAAGTTTTCAGATCACCCGTTTCAATAAGTCTGGCGTATAACATACCTTCCTGATCAAAATAAAGTGGATTTACATTCGCCCTATCAAATACATTTTTAAGTTTAATTTTTATTTTGTCTAAATGCATCAATACTTTGGATAATATATCAAAATCTAGGGTCTGGACACCCATACGGAATGCGACCTTGTTTACACTATATTCACCCGTATCAGTTTGAACAAGAAAATGCCTTTTTATAAATTCTTCTATTTCGTTTCTTGGGCTAATTCCGATTTGATTTGCAATTTGTGTAATTTCCATTAGATTATCTAAACCCGCTACTAACTTTCTTATGAATTCACGCTTACCTTGTGGGAGTGACATCTTATTGTGTATAAAGATAAAAAACGCACTTAGGGTAAGATGACTGATGTATTTGAACTAAAAATTATGATTAACAAGGTACTTCTTCCAAGAATTAGAAAACTTGAAGAAGAACTTGCGTCATTACGAAAACATACGTGGCCGTATGTACAGGCAAAAAAAGAATCTCATCAACTTGACGATATCGAGGCGAAGGCGGATTTTCTTAAACATCTCGATGAGGACACAGTAGTTGAATTATTGAGGGCAAAGGTAAAACTTAGTAGAAATAGTGGATTTATAACTAGAGAATATGATATGATTTCTAATTTACGAAATAATTTTTGTTGATCTATAGTAGATGATACATTCAAGTGATGAACCTATGCATATTGTGGCTCTCATATGCCTAATCATATGTATATTTATTACAGGTAGTGGCACCACAACCATTTTACAGATGCCCCTAGTTCCACAAACTGGGTTGATGGCAGCTTGTTGTTGTTTGTCTTGCATATCTTCAACAACTACTGTCGCAAAAGATATACAGAAACGTTAAATTAGAAAAAATCATCAGTCCTGTACATATTTACAGTGAATGAACCAGTCTTTCCCATTACGGTGACTGTTTCATTTCCGTATAGCTCTTGGCATCCAATGTCTTCCATACAATCACGCGCGTTGTGGGATACTGACACTGGGTATAAGTTTTCACCTCCGGTGGTGGTGTAGTAATTGTAGCGATCACGGCGACCACGTACCTCTTTACCGTAGAGAGGGAGAGTTTCATCACCATTTGTGATTAGACCCATCTGTTGCATGTGACCAGGCTTGTATTGTTTGATGGGTGGACCCCTAAATTCGGGTTCTTGGGTGTGACCACGACGAGTGGGTACTGGACGCACAGGTACTGGAACAGCTACTTCTACTGGGACCTCGACAACTTGGGGGTTGTAGAACATGTAGCCTACAGCCCCCATGAGTACAATAACAGTCAGTATTAACAAGTTTGTCTTTTGCTTGTTCTTCATATACTATAGTTAAGGAAAATCTTTTACATAAAGACATGAAGGTCTTGGCGATCGATATAGGATACCATAATATGGGTCTAGTTATTGCCGAGTTTGAAGATAGTCCAAAAATTGATGTGAAGTACATGAAAAAGGTAAGTCTCGAGGACTACAAGTATATACATACAAATGACTTTGTTGACCTCATCCCTTTATTTGTTGAAGATCACCAAGATATATTTGATTCAGCTGATAAAATACTTATAGAAAGACAACCACCCGGGGGTTTCACAAATATTGAGATTCTATTAAATTACATGTTCAAAGATAAGGTTGTTTTAATTTCACCTGTGAGCATGCACATGCATTTTGGTATGAGACACTTGGATTATGAAGAGCGAAAAGAGAGAACTGTGCGACTAGCTGAAAAATATCTAGATGACGAGATTCCATATGAAAGAAAACATGATATAGCGGATGCTTTTTGTATGATTGTGTATTACAACTTCAAAGTTACTACTCATATATTCGACAAGTTTAGATATTTTCCTAAGGTATAGTATATGCCAACAGCTAAACAACTCCAGAACGCAAAGACAAAATTAAAAAAGACTCCTAAATCCAATGGTAACAAACCTGTTATACCTACAGCAGCTCTTCTTCGTTTAATTGCTGCTGACCCTAGGATTCAAAGGAATCGTAATTTTATGAAACAAGTTCAAGAACTCGTCAAGAAGAAGTAGTTTTACCTTTGAGAGTTACTTTTAGTTCATCAAAGAACGTGTCGAAAACACCCAATCTATACTGAACAAATGCCCAAAGTGCGAAAAATATAGTCTTCGTCATCTTATTTACATCATTCTCTTCCATTTTGTAAATTGGACCCACTAACCTGCCCATAAAAGTTTCATCCTTCGATTTACCAGTCATTGCAATCTCCGCTTGGGTTAATGCACATGTATCGTCGTTCACTGACCAATGATAAAAAATGAATGGTATAACCATCGAGTAAAACTCAAGATTTCTACGATTATTTGTAAAAGGTACTATCAAAATCATGAGTAAAAAAATAACGTGTAGTGCAAAAATTATATTCATTTACTATATACAATGGTAAAAGAAAAAATTGTATGGAATGATCAGCACGAAATTATATTACGACAATGGGGTGAGGCCTGTGCGTGTTATAGATTTATGCATCATAGATCATATTTACTCTATAAAGACCTGAGTATGAAATTTACCTTACCCGTCATTGTACTTTCAACTATTACAGGAACAGCTAACTTTGCACAATCTACACTCCCCCCCAGTATTCAACCCTCTGCACCATCTGTGATAGGTGGTTTGAATTTAATTGCAGGGTTAATCGCGACGATTATGCAATTCTTAAAAATTAACGAATTAATGGAAAATCATCGAACTGCGGCGTTAGCTCATGGTCTATTATCTAGGAATATTCGACTCATGTTAGCGATATCACGTGATGAACGTAAGAAGGATGGTTTGAAATTTGTTGAGGACTGTAAGACTGAATATGACAGACTCCTAGAACAATCTCCATCAATTCCTAAACAAATAATGATAGATTTTGATAAAGAATACCCACTTGATAATATTTTTACAAAACCCGAAATTCTTAATGTGCGTTCAATTCCAATTCTCAAACTTCCCAAGACTATTGAACCAATTGAAGCTATAACTAAAAATACACCCCTCGAGCGTGTCGGTAAATTTCTTTCTAAATCGAAAACACCATCACCAAGTGAAGCCAGTGAAGAATCTAATCTAGATGAAGTTGAGGAGATAGAGGAAGAAGAGACAGACGTCGAGCAAG